CGAGTACACTCGAACAAGAGAACAAGGTAAGAAGTATTTTAAACTCAGAACTATGGTTAATTACATTAGTTTTAACCATGTGACCAACTCATTGTATGTTGGTTATATATCTAATTACCATAAAAAGAGAAAATTTTCTAAAAGAGTTAGAAAAAACGGTTTTAGGGAAGAACCATTATCTAGAATTAAAAGTATAATTAATTCACACCTTTCTGGGATTGGTAAACAAGACAGTGAGATTCTTTTCAAAAAGAGTGAAATTATAAATAAAACAATCCAAAGTTTTTTGGATAATATTCCTGGTTCAGATAATTACAGACATTTAGAACCTGAAGAACAACTCTATCGTTTACATTTGGATAAATGGGGAGTTAAATTATCAAATAATTGGAATGCGTTTTCTCTAAGTTACCCACAACCTAAAAAGAAAGATTTTGTTAAAAACAAAATGAAATACATTGATGTTATAATGAACATCCACGGGTTAAATGGTGATAAAATAAAAAAAGTTTTACATCAGGTAACAAGATTTCAAGGGACTGATGTTTTTAGGTGGGCATCTAATTTCTTTGGTAAAGATTTTTTAATGTCTAAAGAACCTGAGTTTCTTAAACAACTTTTTGAGACTACCCACTATGTAGGTAATTACGATAATTCTGACCTTTTAACCAAAAAGGAGAAGGAAAATGCGTTTATGATTTTACACTCAAGGAGATTTTACTAGAAAATATAACAAAGAGTTCATAAATAGAGTACAAGAACCTATGACGCTAGATTTTGAGTACTACCCCGTATTACTCTCAACATCTAAAGAGTATAATATGGAATCTTTTGTTCAATCTAATTGTGTTAAAGGTTATATTAACAGAGCTGAGTCATTAATTATCTCTTTAAGACGAGGGTCAAAAGATTCTAAAGATAGGGCGACCATAGAGTTCAAAATATGTGAAATTAATGGTAAAATAGTTTTAAGGAGAGTTCAAACTCTTGGAAGATTCAACCAACGATTAACTCCTGAATGGGATGACTCTATAAGATTACTTGACACTAATATTGAAAAAATAACTGACGAGAAATTATTTAAAACACCTTCAGTTGAATTAAAAATAGGAAATAAAGTCATGGAGTCCAACTCTGTATTTAAACGTTCTAAATTCCACGGAAAACATGACGAACTTTTCCTTATTTGGGAAAAAGAAGGTATAACTAATATACAGTCTCGGAATAATGAGGTTTATTTACCTAATGGACTTTTTTAATATATTTCTAATATGAACATACCTAAACATTGTATCGAGATTTTTAAAGATAAGTTTAACACTTATCCATCTTTCATTGGTCTTAGTTTTCAATTAGAGAATATAATGATTAAAAAAATAAATGAAAAATCAAAACTAATCTGGGTAAATAAAACCGTGACTAAAGATGAAAAAAAAGAAAATGAAAAATTTTTAGAGTACGATTCTACAGGTATCTTGATATATATAAAGGATGAGAATTTAGTAACTTTTTTAACAACGTCTGAAAAGATACAAAATGTTGAACTAATTCTATCACAATTAAAACGTATAAAAAAATAATATGGAAATCACACAACAAGAATTAAAGGAAAAAATCAATAACGGTGAAAAACTAGAAAAATCAGAAGTGCCCATGTACACACTTAATGTTGATGAAAATAGAGAACTTTCAGTTGAATTAGGGGTTAGAGCAATTCCGACAATTAAATCATTCAATGGAGGGAAAGTTGTTGACACAAAAGTTGGAGTACTACAAGAAGCTCAATTAAATGATTTGGTAAACGGTTTGATAAATGGATAAGGCATTAATACTATACACTATGGATGGATGTCCATATTGTGACATGATTAAAAATCAATTAAAGGAAAATAATATTGATTTTTATGACCGAGACATTTTCAAGTATGAGAAAGAGTTTGACATGTTTGTTGAAGTAGTTGGGAGTGATTACGTACCAGCATTTATGATTGTTGAGGACGTTCATGGTGAAGACCCAAAACCACATTTGTTTACTCCCGAGAACGATTTTAGTACTATTGATGAAGGAGTTGAAATCATTAAACAGTTCATTCTTTGATGAATCTTAAATTCAAAAAAAACGGAATAACCCATGAACCAATAAATCATTGGTTATTGTCTGACGGGAATTATTTAATCATATATCAGGGTAGTCGTGGAGATTGTCCTGATATTGATTTTATAGTTAAATATAAAAATGAAAAAACTAGGTTACGAGCTCCTTCCCACACTCATTGGATTGTTGATTTATTATTAAAATCAGAATCTTCTCCTGACAGAGTATGCCAATTTATAAAAGAATGGATTGAAATATATGAGGTTACAGAACCATTTAAAACTAAAGAAGAAAGAAATAATTATCAACTAATTTATAATCAGTATTTTTCTGAAAATTATTGGGATTTAGATAACATCGGGTCTTTTTCAGTTGAGTTTTTGTCGGGACTTATTGAACTCTTCATTAAATGTGAAAAAAGAACTGAAAACGCATTTATGTTCAAAAATCTTTTAAGTTTAGTGAAAGATTATTGTGAGGGTAAAAAGGACTTTTACCAAATTATTTCGTATTCGAAAAGAGTTTAAATTATAATTAAATCATTCAGTCTATCTTTAATAAACCATTTAGGTTTATTTAATTGATTTTCAATCTCATATTCTAAATCCAAGTCTGANACGTCTAAAATTAAAGATTCTATTTTTTTCTCAGGTATTTTAGAATCCGACACGACTTTTATATCATAATCTTCCTCTGAATCTTTTTTATTTGTGAATTTAAAAATTACTTTATTAGCTTCTATAGTATTGAAAATTTGGTTAAATATGTATTCTGAATAGAATAAGTTAAGTCTTCCTGATTTTAAACTGTAACCATACGGAAACTCTGATTTGATAGATAGTAAATCAAGTTCCTCAATAATTGAGTCATCTGATTTTTCAGGAACGGAAGATATATTTTTTACTAATAAGTCTTTTAGGTCTATCGATTCGTCATAAACACTAAGAATGTTGTTATTAACAAAATCTAACATTTCTTGTGGGAATCTAATAAACTCACTATTATAAAAAACAAAGTAATTCTTGAAGTCAACAAAATTATAGTTGTACTGGATTACATCAATAAAATTTATATTAGTAATACCATGTGGGAATAGTAAGTATTGGTACTTTTCAACAAAAGAATTTCGTATATCCTGTGAATTCAATACTTTATCAGATTCAGTTATTCCTTTTATTATAAAAAAACCGCCTAGATATATTACCTGAATTATTGATTTGTGAGTTTCATCTATATGGTTAACAATGTAATCGGCTAATTTATTAACCAAAAAAAAGAGGGTCGTACCCTCTTTTAATTACTTTTAATAAGACAAATTATTTTTTCTTATTATAGTATTTCTCAACAACTTTTTTAATAGATTCCTGAATATTTGGATTCTTAGCTTGTTGTTGTTGTGGCTGAGCAGTTTGTGGCTGAGCCGCTTGTTGACCTTTATTCTTACATCCGCACCCCATAGGTTATTTTTTTTTAAGTTTATTTCAAGTTTATATATGATAAATATCTCCACAATCCTTTAATTGTCAATAAAACCAATATTTTATTTCTTACAAACTATTTATAGGTATGAAAAATATTCTCAGAAAAATTTTAAGAGAACAAGAAGAAAGTCAATATTATAAGATGACTCCACAGGAGTATTTAGACCTTATGAAATTGTCAGGATATCATGGTAATGTCACAAAATTAAAAAAATTTGAAGGAAAACCAATTTGGATTACAGGTCCTTTGGATATTTCACGAACACCCACAGACTCTTTGGGTAATGTTGCTAAAATAGATGGTAGAGTAGATATATCACATACAAATATAAGAGATATTTCGGGTATTGAAATTAAAGGACACGTTTGGGATAGTGGAACACCAAGAGAAAGAATCAGATTGGCCGCAGAACTTAGACAAAAAAGAGAAGAATCCCAAGAAAGAAGACAAAATGGTGAATGGGATTTAGAAAATGCTGATGACGAAGGATTGAAAGCAAATGCGTTATATCAGTGGTTAATTGATGAAGGTGAAATTGAAGAGTTAAATGATGAAGAAAAAGATGAATTGGTAAATCTTAAAGAAATTTCTAAACAACTGAATATAGAATATGATGAGTGTAAAGAAAATTGTGATGAATTATACGATAAGATAAATGAAATTGACGAAAGAATTGAAGAACTTGAACTTATTATGAATGACGTTTATGTTATTTACCCACTAAGAGGTTCTTATTATGGTTTATCACAATTTGAGGTTATAGGAATTGATGGATTAAGAGACCATAGTTACGCAGTTGGAACGGAACAAGAAATGGATGACGCTGCTTTAGAATATGCAAAACAATATATCGATGATGTCGGTATAGAAGGATTTAGGGAATATTTTATTGTCAGTTATATAGATGAAAGTGGTTTAGAAGATTATGTTAGAGAAGATTATGAATACGATGTTTGGCAAAATCCTGAAATATATTTTAGTGATGATGACTTTGAATTATCTGAAGAACAGGAAAAAAGAATCGAGGAATTAGAAAACTATATCCAACAACTTGAAGAGTATATTGAAAGAATGGAGGAAGAACAAAGTGACCTTGACGATGAGATTGAAGACCCTGACGAATATACCACAAGATATGATGAGATTCAAAAAATGATTGATGACGCTGAAACAAAAAGAGATGAGGCTCAAGATGAAATAGACTCAATAGAACCCGATACAGAACCAACTCAAGAAATGGTGGATAAAGTTGTTGATTCAAGAGTAAGTGAAGCTTTAGGTGACCCATTAAATTATATTAAGGAGAGAGGTTTAAATTTAAAAGATTTTATTGATGAGGATGAATTAGCTAAAGGTATAGTTGATGAGGATGGTTATGGTATAATGAACGGATATGATGGGTCATACGATTCAATTTATTTTGAAGACGAACTATATTATATAATGAGGACTGAATAAAATGTTCATTTATATTAAAACTTTATTTATATTTTTTTAAATGACAACAAAGAAGAAAAATAAAGTAAAGTTCCTGATGGATACAGATTGGTTATTTGATGGAATTGTAGATGCGGAGGAGAAAGAATATCGATTATTAAGTTATTTCCAAAAGTTGAATAAAAATCTTGATGAAATGAAGGTTTATCCAATGTTTACCGAAATTTCATTACATCTTGGTAATATTCAAACATTAATAAATCAAAATAAAATTTTGTATTCTGAAAGAAACCTATCATCCTTTGATGATGAATTATTATTATCTGATTTGAAACTTAAGGATATTCCAGTTTTAGCGGATGATGAATACAATGAATACCAAAAAATTTTAAAATATACCTTACCAAAATTAGAATACTATTTCAGTATAACCAAGTCTATTTGGGCAATTGTTTATGACTCAATTAAATTAACTGTAAAGAAAAATAAAAATAACTTACAGTCTAAAAGTGGGTTTTTTTATTTTACAACCAAGGAAACTAACTATATTTGGCAGTACAATATCAGAAAAGTTAGAAAAGAAGAGAACACTACAAAAACCACAATAAAATTAATACATAAAGATTCAATCTCAGATTTGACAATCCAAGAGATTATCTCTAATTTTATGGTATCACAAAATAAACCAAAAAGTCATAAATTACCGATTTTTGAAATAGTTTGTGAAGACATGTTCCCACTTGAGGAAACCCTGATACCAATCTTCAAAAGGAAAGTTATGAGTTATATTACTCAAAGTGTGAAAAACGAAAATGAAAAAAACCAAAAGTTAATTACCAATGGGGTTCAATAAAAGGTACGTTAGTTTAGATAGTATAAAAAATTTTGTTGATAATGGGTATCCTGTCTGTAAAATATTTGAGGTGGATGCCCTTTTTTTTATGGATGAAAAATCTCACAAAATATATAAGTTGTGTTTAGAAGGTGTTAATGATACAGAATGAAAAAAAATAATCAAAAATGAAACAGAACTCAGAAATCAGTAATTTGTTGGCTAAACTCAGACAACCATTAGGAATTGAGTTTATAAGTGAAAATATTCTTAAAATGGATGAGTTTAAGACTAAGGAAATTCTAAACGAATTGATTGAAGATGGCGTAATTGAAAAAAATGGAGAATATTACGTTTTGAAAAAGAAAAAATAAATATATGAATATAAAGTTAGAATATGTTTGGTTAGACGGTTATTCACCTGAACCAAATTTAAGAAGTAAAGTTAAAGTTATTAGCACAAGTAAGTTGGTTTTTGACTTAAATGATATTCCTGAGTGGAATTTTGACGGCTCATCAACCCAACAAGCGGAAGGTTCAAAATCTGATTGTATTTTGAAACCAGTAAGATTATATCATAAACCATTGAGTGATAGAGTTTATGTTTTTTGTGAAGTTACAAATCCTGATGGGACACCACATGAAACAAACTTACGTTCTGAGTTAGGTCAGGAAGATGAAAGTATTTGGTTTGGTTTTGAACAAGAATACTTTATCCGAAAAAACAATGGAAATGTTTTAGGTCATGATGCACAATATGTTGAACCACAAGGAAAGTATTATTGCGGTGTTGGGTCAAAAGTTGTTGGGAGAGATTTTGTTGAAGAACATTTAGATTTTTGTTTATCCCACGGTATAGAAATTACAGGAGTAAATGCTGAGGTTGCTTTAGGTCAATGGGAGTTCCAAGTTTTTTCTAAAGGTAAACTTAAAGCTTGTGATGACCTTTGGATGTCAAGGTACTTCTTAGAAAAAATTTCTGAAAAATATGGTTATATGGTAGACATACACCCAAAACCATTAAGAATGGGAGAATGGAATGGTTCAGGGTTACACACTAACTTCTCAACAGATAAAATGAGAAACGTTGGTGGTGAAAAGTATTTTCAAGCTTTGTTCTCCTCTCTTGAATCTAGAAGAGAACAACACATCAAAAATTATGGGTCAGATAATCATATGAGATTAACTGGTAAATTCGAAACTCAATCAATTGATAAGTTTTCAGTTGGAGTTAGTGACCGAGGAGCGTCAATAAGAGTACCCGCACAAACTGTTACAAATAATTGGAAAGGATATCTTGAAGATAGAAGACCAGCATCAAACGCCAATCCTTACAATGTGGTATTTGAATTAATTGAAACCTTAAAAATGGCGGATGAATTAAGTGAAGCTCTAAATAACATGTACTCAAATGTCAATATGAAAAAATTTGACGAGATAAGAGAAAAATATAATGGAATTCCTAGCTCTGACGAATTATTGAACGAGTACAGGGATGATAATGATTTTGAGGTCGATTCTGAAACCATGAAAGGTTGGAACATACCTTCCGAAGAAATAAAATTTGGTTTAAATGGAAAATAAAATGTTTGAATTTAGAGCATACGAGCCATTAAGGGCTAACAGATGGATTATTGAAACATCTCCAACAGAGATTACCCCGTACCTTTTTAGAAAGTATAGAATGTTCAATGAGGGGAATAAGATAGTGTTTAAAACAGAGTTTTTAGAAACTGTTGATATTTCATATAACCCATTGGATTTAATGGAAATTACTGATATAACATTAAAATATCTTGACCCAGTAGGTGAAGTTGTTGGAGGGTTCAAGATGATTGTTGGTGGATTGAACTTTGACAAAAAACATTCATATTCGGATGACGAATTTTTAATTACCAAAATGAGATTTGTTATTGAACAAATCCAACCACTATATAAAAAATCTGAAGAAATATACTCAAGTCATGGACAACCAAAAGAATAATGAACAAGTTAATCATCCTGAACATTACGGTGGGGAAAATAATGCTTATGAAGCGATAAAAGTTATTGACGCTTGGGGATTGGGGTTTTCTCTTGGTAATACTGTTAAGTATATCTCAAGAGCAGGAAAGAAAGTTAAAGAAAAAGAGTTGGAGGATTTAAAAAAAGCTCTTTGGTATCTACAACACCACATAGAAAATTTGGAAAAAAAATGAATTCACCTATAAGATACTACGGAAGTAAAGGGGGGTTTTATAAAAGAATCATTGAGAATTTTCCAAAAACAAAGTATGAAACCTACATAGAACCATATGGAGGAACATATATTGTGGGATTAATGAGTGAACCCGCAAAAGTTGAAATTTATAATGATTTGGAACAAAATGTTTATTCATTATATAAGGTGATTTCAGATAAAGAATTATTTCTGCAATTTAAAGAAAAGTGTGATTTAGTTTTCTATTCTGAAGACATTAGAAAAGAATGTAAAGATAAGTTGAATGATGAAAACTTATCAATTGTCGACAGAGCCTTTAATTTCTTTTATGTAAACAGAACCTCACACAATGGTATCGGTGGATTCTCCATGAACTCACACGTTAGAAGAGGTATGAGTAAAGCAGTATCTGATTTCCTATCATCAATAGACAGGTTACCTGAATTACACGATAGATTATCAAGAGTTATGGTTACAAATATGGACGGTGTTAAGTTGATTGACAAATACAGTGACCCAAATGTATTCATTTATTGTGACCCACCTTATGAACAATCAACAAGAACTGGTGCTAGATATAAAGTTGATATGGATAGACAAAAACACGAAGAGTTTTTAAATTCCGTACTAAAGTCTAAATCTAAGATATTAATAAGTGGTTATGACTGTGATTTATATAATGTGTTAGTTGAAAATGGTTTTGAAAAAGTACAATTTGAGGTAAAAACTATTGATGGTAACTTTAATAAAAAAACTAAAGTTGAAACTTTGTGGAAAAATTACTAATATTATAAATATGGAGGCTGAAAATACAAAAAACGAAAAGGAAATTATTTCCTATGAACTAATCGAACAATTAGTCAAAGACTTCCCTAACGACATGGAATTGGGTAAGAAAATTAGGGAAATCGTTATTAAAGAAAACAAAAACAAATGATAGAAACTAACAAAATTATAAATGGGGATTGTATTGAAGTATTAAAAACATTCCCCGAAAACAGTATTGACTTGATTTGTACTTCTCCACCTTATGGGGTTGGTATTGGATATGATGTTCATAATGATGATATGATTTGGGAGGAATACTCTGAATTTAGTCGTTCATGGTTAACAGAAGCGTTAAGAGTTTTAAAAGAAGATGGACGTATTGCTCTTAACATCCCTTACGAAATTAACAGACAATCTAAAGGAGGTAGAATATTTTTCGTATCTGAGGTGTACCAAATAATGAAAGAAGTTGGGTTCAAGTTTTTCGGTATTGTTGACTTGGAAGAAGACAGTCCACATAGAAGTAAAACTACCGCATGGGGCTCATGGATGAGTCCATCAAGTCCATACATTTACAATCCTAAAGAATGTGTAATCCTTGCGTATAAAAAACACCATATTAAAAAAGTTAAAGGCGAACCTCAATGGAAAGGGGAAGTTGTTGAATTGGAGGATGGTAAGAAAAAAACAATGTACGCAGAAGAAGATAAAAAAGATTTTATTAGTTTGGTTTACGGTCAGTGGAAATATTTTGCCGATACTAAATCATTAACTAAAGCAACTTTTTCTATGGACATACCAACAAAGGCTATCAAGATACTCTCATATAAGAATGACATTATATTAGACCCATTCAACGGAAGTGGAACAACTTGTGTGGCGGCAGAAATCTTAGACCGTAGATGGATTGGAATTGAATTAAGTCCAAATTATTGTGAGATTGCGTCAAACAGGGTACAAGCATTTGTTGATTCAAAAAAACAACAAGTAATTGAGTTTTAAAGAGGTGAAACCACCTCTTTTTCTTTTTTTAGATATTTATAAGAAAAAATATCATAATGGAAAAAACTCTATTTACAGAATCTGAACTTAAAAACAGAATCGCTGAGATATACGAAGAAGAAAGACTCAAAATAATAAATGAAAAGTGGTCTAAGTTATCAGGTAAAGACAGAACATTTGTTCTTGAATTTTTAAAGGCTTTACACCCTGAAAAGGCAATGTTAGTCACTGAAGCTAGATGGTACAACACACTCGGTGACATCGTAGGTATATTCGACCCAACAGGAATCGTCGATTTAATAAATGGTATTAGTTATTGGAGACAAGGTGATAAATT